ATGGCAAAATCCCATTCTCTAAAGTTATGTGGTGTAAATGCAAACGTGATGCGTTCCCCGTCTGCATCTATTTCTGCTTCGCGATGTCCTCCATTCAAAGACCATGCAAATTGAGTGGCATATGGTTGAACGCCGCCTATGCTGATTTCTGTGATTAAGTCTTGCAGCCTGATCATTCGAGTCCTGTAGTTAAATTTACTGAAACGCCCAATTGACGCATTAAATCTAGATTGCACAATAATTGCGTTGAATGCATAGATCTATCGGTTAACGCTAACATCGCGTTAACGGTACGGCCTCGCCATACCACCGGTAATTCAACCACTAGGCGCTCTTGCTTCCCTACAGGATGTGATGTGTCGACAATGCGAGCTTCATGTTGCTTGCCCGCTGTGCGCCATGTCACCTGGTCTCCCGTGCGCACTATATCCGTAGCATGCAGAGCCGATGCTTTGCTTGTGTTGCCCGTATCCCATTTGCAAGTGACGCGCCCTATACCTTGAATTTGCAACTCGTCTCGTAATGCAGATTCCCATAGCAATGTTTTTAAATGTATCATATTAATAAATATGCGTACGAGACATATGTATGAAAATGTGAAGGAGTCTTGCAAAGAGCCTAAGAATAGCTATTGTATGACGCCGTCATATCCAATAAAGAGCGCCTATATAGCAAAAATTTTACCCGCACGATAAAAATATATTTAACCTCCCGCGCCTAGATGGGGCTATTCTACCCCCTTAACGAAACCCTCCCCACCCCCCTGTTTTATGGGGGGCATCCCCGGGGTTTACTAGGGGGGCTTACGGGGTGTTAAAAAGGGGGGCTACCTACCCCCCTATACTAGCTGCCATGTTGCTATTACATTTATGCTTCCATTCTTTCTCTTACCCGGTCTAACACTATGCGCATTGCTTCTTGGTTGGCCCATAGTGTCTGGTCTGCCTGGATGCCTAGGGAAGTCATTACATCATTGATGGTTGCCCAACGTGCACGGAGCGTGCTAACGAATTGATCTTCGGTACCATATCGTTGCTCGGCTCTCTTTAACTCTAACCATGCTCTTGCATCTTGCAATTGGATCTCTGCTACCATTGCTTTCTTTGTCATTGTGTTTTTCATATCTCTTATCTCTTATTATTATACTTAAAGATAAGGATAATATCAATGCGAGTCAAGCATTTTGCTAAATTTGTTTGAACTTTTTTTATAGTGCAAAGCCGACACCTTGCGATGCCGACTTGACGTGTTGAGAGATATGTTTTCTTATTCTGCTGCGATGATTTGCTCTGCTACCATCTCCTCAGGATTGTCAAAGCCCATTGCACATATGCGCGCTGCCTTGATGAAGCTTCTGAGGTTAACTTCGATGCCGGCATACTTTGCATCCAATGACTTCATAATTTCTAATGCTTGTTGCTTTGCTGCCAATGGAATGTTTCGCTCCATGCCTTCCATCAATTGCTCCATGCGCTGGAACATTTGCGTGGTGTTCATGCTAATGTCTGCTACAAAGCTACGGCTTCGGATCGCCTCATCTAATTTGCTTTGGTTGATGTTGCTAATGAAGATGATGCGGCCGGTAAACTCAAACTGAGATGGAAGCGGATTGCCCCACTCATCCTTAAGCGGCTTGCTTGAGATATAAGAGATGCGTCGTGTGTCATAGCTGTCTAATGCTGCCTTAAGGATGTTAACTGCATCATCATCTTTGAATACCGAGTCACAGTCATCAAACACTACAATCTTATTGTAATTGTTAAACAATGTAATATACAAGCCGGCTGCTGTGGTGCGACCTTTGAAGTGAACGAAGTCTGTGGATTCTGTCAATCCTAATCCTTTAAGTGTCTCCTTAACCAAATGCGTCTTGCCGACACCTGCCATACCGGTAAGCACTAAGCTAGGTTGAATGCCTCGACCTACCATCTTTGTCAAGCGCTCAAGGTTATTAAACATTACCTGAGGATCACGCTTCTCTAACACATTAAGGAATGACATCTTTGACGGTGTTGTTGCCTTAGCGGTTGTCGGTGCATCAATTCTTGTTACTCTTCCGTTCGGAGCAACCAATAGCTGCTGACGGTTCTTTTCTGCATTCAATAGCTGGATGTGTCGGATGGTGTCTTTCGGAGCAAACTCTCCTGTTGCTACACACTTTGCCATTAACTTGCCTTTTACTCTTACTGCTTCAAATACTCTCATCATATCTCTCTTTTAAATTTATAATATAAAAATAATGAATTAATCAATGCGTGTCAACCTTTTTGGTAACTTTTTTTAAACTTTTTTACTTAGATTTACACGGGCAAGATTCAGAGTGGCACAAGGATCCTCCGTTATTGACATCATATGCTAGATACTCATGTCCTTCGAATTTCACTACTTTGATATTAGATAGATTATCTATCTTCAAGCGACCCGTAGATTCTAGATCCGGGGACTTACAACTTACCAATGCTACTGCGACTCCTAATGCTAATGCTAACTTTTTCATATATCTCTCTTTTACGTCCGCAAGGGCCAACATTGCTGCTGACCCGGGGACTATGTTGAGAGATATGTTTACTCTTCTGGTTCGCCGTCGACTACTTCTTCAGCTTCTTCGTCATTATCCGGAAAGGTTTCAATTTCAAAAATCTCTGGCTCATCTTCGTCAATGATAAAGTCTTGGAGACAGGAATCAATATGATTCATGATGGAGCTAACTTCTACATCGACTCGTGTCAATTCAATTCGATTGTCATAAGACAAATCAAACTCTGCTGAATCTAAATCGACAAGGTTGTCACTCTGGTAGTCTAAGCATCGCTCGATTCTTGCAAAAACTTGGTCGGCTAACTCTTGCGTCATTCCGATCTCTTTTTGGATAACTACTTCCGGATCCAATTCGCGGATCAATGTCATTACAACATCGATTGATACTACTGAGGTAAACTCCTTTGCTGCCTCCAACTTTGCTAACATAATGTCTTTTGTCATATCTCTTATTTTTTAATTTATATAAATTTAATGAATTAATCCGTGCGTGTCAAGCATTTTGCAAACTTTTTTTAATTAAAAAGTTCCACATAAATTACTGCATCGATAGCTAACGTTGCCTGACATACTATCATTCTGATTGCATTTAGTTCTCTCTCGTTCATCTTAAACTGTTTTAGCGTCTTTAACTGTTTGGATAAGTGCCGGGATCAAACCTACCAATCCCCAATCATTTCCGAAGAAGATCATTGTCCCTCCGAATACTGCTGCTGCAAAAACTAATACATCTCTCATATCTCTTATTTTTTTATCTATACTTAAAGATAAGGATAATATCAATGCGAGTCAACCTTTTTGGCAACTTTTTTTAAACTTTTTTACAAGTATTGTTCTAACAATTCAATACCCGGAAGCTTGGATAATTCAACCTCAGCTTGACGAACCAATTGACGAGCGCGCTCATTTGTGATTCCCATCTCCTCACCGATTTGCTCCATTGACTGAGCATACTCTAATCCAATACCGTAATTTCGGCACAAAGCTTCAGCCTGCTTAGGTTTCAATTGGCTTAATGCTCGAGCCAAGTCGAATTGGAGATCTTGCAAGTCACGGGAGCTTTTAACGCTATCAGCTACCAAATAGCGGTCTGCATAGGTTTCTTTGTTTTCATCATCGCCTACTGGAGTGCTAATACTCTTAGTTGAATACTCCTCAGTCTTTGTTCGATGTGAAGGGATCCTTACGGTTCTGGATAAATCATTCAATGCCTTTTGAAGCTCGGCTCTAATATACCATACTGCGAAGGTAATGAACTTAACTCCTTTGCTAGCATCAAAGCGCTCTGCTGCCTCAAACAATCCTACATTAGCGAATCCGATAAGATCCTCCAACTCAAGTCCCATTCCTTGATATTGCTTAGCAACTTGGATCGCGAATCTGATATTGGATTGTACCAATTCATTTACTGCCTTGCGGTCTCCTTCTTTGATGCGCTCTGCTAATACTACTTCTTGATCCTTGGATAAGGTTGGAAGTTTTTTGATTTCTTTCATCAATTGTGTTGTGCTCTCAGCTGTTGCTACAATTGCTCCGTTGCTTACATGAATTCTTTTTGCCATAACTCTCTTTTGTTTTTAAATGAATGAATAACCAATTGCAACCGACTTATTTGCCGGTTGCTAAGAACTTGAATGATACTCTTGCCGGCTTCTCAACCTTTGCACGATACTCTGCGTTGCGCTCTCCTTGACGAATAGCTTGTGCTACCGTTACGGTATTACCGCCTACTCTTGCATCTTTACTCATTTGAGCCATTACTGCTCCTTGTCTTTCGAATCCTGAATTTCTTCCTTTTTTAGCCATCTCTCTTATTATTTAATTTCTATACTTAAAGATAAGAAAAAGATCAATGCGTGTCAACCTTTTTCCAAGAAAAGTTTAAACTTTTTTACTTGACTTCCTCGATCCAACTGCGAGTGTATCCTCCCTGAGTTTCATCATAAGATGCATTAACTGCCTTTACCAATGCTGCAATGGATTTTGGATTGCGATTGATCTTACGGTTCCAACTGTTGCCACATTCCAAAGTGTAACCAAACACATCATTTACAAGACGCTCAATTGTACCCTCATAAAACGTTTCGCGGCTACCATTCATTCCGGATCTTGTCACTTTAACTTTAAACACTTTTGCCATTTTCTCTCTTTTAAAATAATACTTAAATATAATGAATAAATCAATGCGATCCTAATCTTTTTGCAACTTTGTTACAATTCCAGATGCTAACAATGCATCAATTAACTCTGCATTAGGAATGAACCCATTAAAAAATTGATCCAGGTAAGTGTCTGTTACAGGTTCATCTGCATCCAATTCCCCGGTATACGCAGCTTCGATTAATCCTTTAAGGAAATGTGTCATTTCAGCGGCTAAGGTAATGTCAATCTTAAACTCTCTCATATCTCTTATTTTTTATAATACTTAAAGATAAGCAAAATAATGTTCGGATCCTAATCTTTTTGCAAAAAAGTTACAACAAACTTATAAGTTCTGAAGCTAACATTTGCATATCCTCATCATATACGCCATTTTCATACGCCTTAACTAAGCTACGGAACTCTGCATTATTTTTATCTGTAATCTTAGAAGCCTTCGCTCTAGCTACATCTGCCGGACTAATTGTAGCCCAATTGTTTTCAATTAACTCAATAACCATTACATAAATCGACAATTTCATATATCTCTCTTTTTAAATTAATACTTAAATATAAGCAAAATATCCATGCGTGTCAACCTTTTTCTGAAAAAAGTTTAAATTATTTTTCAAATTCTTTTCGTATTAATTCTCGCGCCTTCATGTACTGTGTGTCACTGACATTTCCAAATATACGCCATGTTTCTAACATCGACATTGCATCTCGCTTGGTTGGAGCTGACTCAATCATTTCTTTGATTTTTTTCATATCTCTTTTTTTTTATAAATTATTAATTACAGTAACTCGACACTCCGCAGGCATTACAATGAGGCATCCGTCATTAACATCTACTAACTCAACAACTGCTGCATTTTTACGAGTTTTAACTACTCGTGCTTGTCTCGTCACATCAACGCCTCCAGATGTAATAACAAATTCTACTAATTGTCCTTTTGCTACTTGCTTTACTTGTACTAACATATATCTCTCTTTTTAATTTATATAAAGATAAGCAAAAAAAGAACACGTGTCAACCTTTTTGCTGAAAAAGTTTTAAAAAAGTTTACAGGATCCAGAAAGGATAAAAGGGTGCTGGAAATAAGAGAGATTATTTATTAGATTTACATTTATCCATATGCCACCTATTCATGACAGGTTTACCGCCTGTTGCATTGCAATGCGGACATGATATTATTTCATGTATTTTACCTTTTAACTTAAGATTCGGCTTACCTTTTAATTTTAGATTCGGTTTACCTTTTAATTTTAGATTCGACTTTCCTTTTATAGCCATTAATCCATCGACACAATTATAGTAACGTTGCCATAAATATTCTAGTTCAAACGCATTATACTTATTATCTGTTAATATGTAATCAATAATTCGATTGCCGGCTGTATTTAAACCTTCACCTTTATTTTCCCACATGCGTTCCGAAAACCTAGTCGTTAACCCGACCTTAGGCTGATTAAATCCGCGACCATGCGGTAAAAGATATATATACCATTGTTTTACTTGGCTCATGTCACTTTATATAAATTAATTGGGTGCTGGAAATAAGAGAGAGAACCAGCACCCAATTCTTACACGATTCACATCGCCTTACCTAAATCCGATCCGCCGGGTGTGTCTTTCGAGCACGTTATTCCCGGACCCCGTCGGTTGAGAGAGATATGTTTACTAAACAAAGAGCCGGAGGTGTTAGCAGACGATCTTTCGCTGTGCCTTTTCGGCACTCGTTGCTTGTGGTTACCAGCTCTTTAATATCCTTGTGGTCGCCTTGCGGCATTTGGTTGGATCAACCTTCCTGTGTCGGTATTGCATACGTTATTTCCGTATACCTACCAGACTCGCTACGCAATGCAGCAATTGTTTGATTAGGAGTAATAAACTGTTTACCTTGACGGTTATAAGTATATACTACTAATGGTGATGTATCTTGAACCTGAAACGGTTGTGGTCTTTTTTGCTTATCTGTCATACTATATTATAAGAACATTTATTCTAAAAACCAAATCTAAAACCAAAAATTCATCTAAAAATCATCTAAAAATGTACGCTCAATAGCTAGCAAAGCAAAAGAAACCATACCAAAAGTGCAGGTTTTCTAGAAATCAATCCGAAAATAAAACCCGGATTTCGTCTAAAAATAGACGTATTCTTCTAAAAATAGACCAAATCGGACTAAAAATCAACTAAAAATAAACCTCCCCTTCTCCCGCATAATCTAGCAAAGCAAAAGAAACCATACCAAAAGTGCAGGTTTCCATGTACTCTGTATAGCTAGTGATCTGAACGATCCACAAACGCGGCTATAGTAATCAGCACACACGCAAATGCAATCCAGGCATCCATTTTTCTATAATATAAGGAATTCACTCTAAAAATCAAACCACAAATCAAACTAAAAGTATACTAAAAATGCACGAAAAGGTTGGAAATTACAAGATCCTTTTATACTGCGTTTAAGAACATCTACATGTAAAAAGGTATATGTATATAGCCGAGATGCTAATAAAGAGTCTATGCCCCGTAAAAATGTTGTATAGGGAGGGAGATATATATAACCTTTTCTGTCTGAAGCTACTAGACACAATTACTTGCTAAACTTCCACACGTCGTCTGCGTATTTTAAATTGAAACACACGTTGCATCCGGAAGCTACTGTAACTACTAGACACCTCCATGATTTCGATGCTGGGTGCGTTTATATCCCTACATTGTTCATTATGATGCTTCCTACTATGTACATGAGACACACCACTAAGCTGAATAAAACCAACATTAACACTCCCATCATTGCTGCTAATGCTGTCTGTTCAAACGTTGGATGCAGGTTTGTTGGTTCTATTATGCGTATGGTTATTCTACCTAACATATACAATATCATTAGCGTTATGCTTATTGCAATTAATCCTATTATGGTCTTTATCATTATCATTCTTTGTTTTATTACTTGTATTATTATTTAGAAGCTTATCCGTACGTTGTACAACTTTACAAATTAGTTTGGTCTATCCGGTGTTGGATGATTTGTTGTATTATCTCTGTTTGTAGATCACCCAAATCCGGAAAGCTTGGAGGCCATTGTGCTGCAAATCGAGGCGCTTGGCTCATGGCTTGAACAACTTGTTGCATTGTTGTAGGCATTTGTGAGGATGAAGATTGCGCTGATGCTATATGCTGTTGCACCGATTGACTGTATACATATTGAGTATATCTGACTATGTAATGCTTGAGTGTAGGTGTTATTTTAACTTGCCAATTGTGTTCTTTTAAACGTTTGTTGATTGGCAGTATGGCTTCGATGCCTGTATATATTTGCCAAGCGTATGCTTTATCTTTATCCATGTTGCTTTGTATGAATATGATCCATGAGCTTAGGTCCGTAACATATATGGAAGTGATTCCTTCGAGGTTGCTATCGGATATTGATAGCTCATGATTGCGATGCGTTACTCCCTCAATTGGTACCCAGAATTGAGCTGCAGCTATCCGTGTGAGACAATGTATCGGAATAGGTTGTTCTATCATTTCCGATAGTGTCATTCTGGTTACAGCTGCATACAATCCGAATTGATCTTGTATCACTGCATGTAGATGCTCAGATGTTACCAAGATGGGTCTTTTCATGATGCTAATGTGTTTCTCGTTCTAGTACTAACAAGTATCCTCCTTTAATGGTTCCACGTTCTCCCATAGCTACATGTTGTGCTGTTACAGAGACTACTCGCCATCCTTTATCTAACCATCCGTTAACTTCCTTTTCCATGTCGGATGCATAATATGATCCTGACAGTACTACTCTTTGTTCTTTCATATCAAATCTTTTTAAATTGTTGTATCCAAAGATTAAAAACACCTTCTGTAGGATTATCTAACTGACCTTTACAGTAAGCATTGTATGCAATCTGTCTAAGCTCATCATAACTATACATTCTTTCAGCCTGCCATTTAGCACCATCAACTACTCCTTGATAATACCCTTGCCTTTTTAATCTACCTTCTTCCCATATGTCATTTTGATATGCATTTTCGGTTAATCTTTCAGCAGCTTCTTCAAATGTTTCTTTTTTCATATCAAATCTTTTTAGTTAATATAAGACATCCTTCTGAGTCAAGTTTTGGAACTTTAGTGTATTGTGGTTGTGCCATTTCATCTAAGCCATCAGAAATTCTTTCCATATCAACCATCACTTCAATTTCTGTTAGTTGTTGGAGGGATTGTAATTGTTCAAATACAAATTTTTCGCATTCTTGGTATGTGTCACCACTTCCACAACTTATGTAAGCAAGGTTAATAGCTTTTTGCATATCCTCCAAAGTAAACACCTTGTCTTTATTCAACTCCATTGCTTTGTTGAAGCCCCAAACAACCCCAGAATTTCTTGCTAACCAAGATTCTTCATCACCTTGATTAGGAAATCTTAAATCAGCATCTTCTTTAGCCAACTTCTCAACATCAACTACTCCAAATATTTCATCACAGTTTTGTTTGGATAATAAATATGGACACTCCAATCTGTCTTTTAATTTTTTGTCATCTATACCTAAAACATGGTTTAATCCATCTTTTAAAATATAAGAGTTTTCACTTTTAATCAGATCTGCTTTCATATCAAATCTTTTA